AAACCCTAAAGGTGATGGAGTTGGTTCAAATCCTCAAGGATTAGCTTATGGAATCAATACAGCAAATACAGCGAAGAATGCTGTTGATACTTATGTTCACGACGGGACAAATTTAAAGGGAGATGGAATTGGGGGAAATCCTCAAGGTTTAAAATATGCTGTTGATACAGCCACGTCTGCTAGTTCGCTTGCGACGACAGCCGATGGAAATGCCACGACAGCACTTAGTCGAGTTAATACATATTTACATGACGGAACAAATGCCAAGGGAGATGGTGTTGGTAGCAACCCACAAGGTCTAGCGTATGGAATCACTACAGCCGACAATGCTAAAACCGCTGCTGATACTGCCAAGCTTGCTTCTGATCGTTTAGTTGCAACGACATCAAATGGTGGCACAAGTTGGACATTGGCAGGGAACAACACTAATGCTTCTACAGATCCCAAAGGTGTTGGTTATGCCGTCACAACCGCAGAGTCAGCTCAAGCAACCGCCAACTCAGCTTCTACAACAGCGACTAATGCTCAAAACGCCGTATCTGCTGCTGTTCTTTATTCTCCTATTACAAATGTTTCTTCTATTCCTAGCAGCCCCAGTGACGGAGATTACATAGAAGTTGCTAATAGCACAGGAATTGAATCATTTAGTCCTTTAGCGTCTTTACCTTCTGGGTTTACTGGTGATGCTGGATTAACAGTCAGACTTAAATACACAACTTCAGGAACAACTTGGAATTATCTTTCTTATTTTGCAAATGATTCTGAAGATAGATATTCAGGAGTTTATGGAAAACATGTTCCAACTCAAGTAACTTATGTAGTCAAGGTTGCTGCTAAGACTTCTGCACACAGAGATCAAGGGTTAGGTTCTTCTAATGGCTATACAATAGGAGGAATACAATCACCTCATCTTGAATTAATACCTGGCAATACTTATCGGTTTGACCAGTCAGATTCAAGTAATACTGGGCATCCACTAGCTTTTTACAAAAACCGAGACAAGAGTGGTTCTGCTTATACAACAGGAGTTACGTCAACAGGAACCCCAGGAAGTACGGGTGCATATACACAGATAACGATTAGTGATGACACACGTGGCTATTTATTTTATCAATGTCAGAGTCACGCCTACATGGGCGGGTCGCTCAATTCAAACACCGCTTCAGGTGGTGGAGCTATTGATGATTGGTTATATGAAAACGCTCAAACTGTGAGTGATTCATATACCATTTCTACCAATAAAAACGCTATGGCCGTTGGGCCTGTTGCTTTAGCAAATTCAGTGGTAATCACTGTACCAAACAATTCTGTCCTTCTTATTCATTAAGTCATGGCTTACGGCAAAATCAAAGTTGATACTTTGACCTTTGATAATTCAGGGTCAGATGTAGACGTTACGATCAGTTCTTTAAATTCAAAAGCTGATCTCAATTCTCCAACATTCACAGGTACACCAACTGTTCCTGGGTATGCACCACTCGCTAGTCCAGCACTAACAGGAACAGCAACGGCTGTGAATATCACACTGTCGGGGAATTTAGTTGTCAACGGGACAACTACAACTGTTGCTTCAACCAATACAACGATCACCGATAATTTACTTGAATTAAATAGTGGGGCTTCAAGCAACGCAAATGATTGTGGAATAATTATTGAACGTGGTTCTACTGGTGACAATGCAATTTTTGCTTGGGATGAAAGTACAGATAAATTTATCGTTGGTACAACAACTGGTACAGCTAGCTCTACTGGAGATATAACGATTGCAGCAGGAACACTTGTTACTTCAACAGTAGAAGATTCAAAGGGTGAATTAAGAACGATACCTCAACTTTCTAAATCTTCAGCACATACGATAGTCGCTGCCGATGCAGGGCAACATTCAATAAATAGTAGTGGCGGTTGGGTAATAAATACGAGTACAGGATTTACAGCAGGTCAAGCAATCACGTTGATAAATAATAGTAGTGGTGATCAGACTATTACATCGACAGGAGTGACCCTTTACAACTCTGCTGATGGTAGTACTCCTACAAAACTGGCGACAAGAGGTATGGCTACTGTAATTTGTACAGCCACTAATGTCTATTACATTTCAGGTTCAGGACTTTCCTGATATGTACCTACTAATTATTAAATAAGGAGATTAATCATGACATCAATTCAGCAGGTTTTACTTGGGAGTGGGGGCGGTGGTAAAAAAACGTACATAGACGACGTATTTAGTACGTTTTTATATACAGGAAACGCAAGTGATAAAACAATAACTAATAATATCGATTTTTCCGATAAGGGAGGTCTGGTATGGCTAAAAAACTTAGATCAAAATAATACTCATCATGCTTTAGTTGATACAGCGAGAGGTGCTTCTTATTATCTAAGCAGTAGCAGCAACGCTGGTAATGCTGCAACTGGAGCTAATAACAATTTTAATTCCTTTACGTCAACTGGATTTACTTTAAAAGACGATAATGGGAATGACTATTTTAATAAAAACAATACGAAGTATGCCTCTTGGTCCTTCGCTAAGTCACCTGGATTTTTCGATATTGTTGAGTGGACACAAAGCGGGTCGAATGGATCGGCAAGGACTCTAAGTCACGGCCTTGGTTGTATGCCTGGCTTTATTATGTTGAAGCAAACCGACGCAACCGAAAACTGGATCTGTTGGCATCGCGATTTTACTACCAATCAATTTGTTAAGTTAAACAGTGACCATAGTATCGGTACTGATGCTAATGCTTCAGTTAATAGTGTAACTTCTACTCAATTTGTTGTAGGTGCTGATAATAACAAGGTTGGATCTTATATCGCGTATGTTTTTGGAGGTGGAAGTTCATCAGAGAGTACAGCTTGCAGCGTAGACCTAGATGGTAATGATTCACTTCAGATTGATCATTCTTCTTTAGCTCCAGGTACAGGTGATTTTACTATTGAGTGTTGGGTTAAACTTAAAGATTTAACCAGCGGTTCAGGCGGCAATAAAGGTATTTTTCATTTGCATGAGACACTTGCTGGTGGAACTCTTAATGGTATAGCTCTTTTATATAACTGGACTAGCGCTAACTCTCATAGATGGCAGGTGTACGCAGGGGGCAGTCCTTTCGAAACATCTGGAAGAGGAAGGCTTGGCCCAAGCATGTGGACGCATGTTGCGATTACGAAGACAAATGGTTATGTAAAATTATGGGTAGATGGAGACGAACTTTTAAGTCAAGCTGATACGACTGACTATTCAGATGAAGACTACATGAATATTGGTCATGCATATAGCTACAATGGTTATGCAATGAAAGGTAGCATTAGTAATTTTAAATATACAAAAGGTCAAGCATTATACACCTCAACTTTTACACCAAGCACAACGCCATTAACCACAACAAGTCAAGGCTCAACAGCTTCAAATGTAGTACTTTTATGCTGTAATAATAGTTCTGTTACAGGTAGCACTGTAACGCCAGCGACAATCAATGTAGGTAACAATCCAGCGGCAAATATAGAATCACCTTTCCACGATACGACAGAAGATAAGTATGGGAACGGAGGAGAAGAAGGTATAATTCGAGCTGGAATGTATACAGGAACTGGTGCTGGAGGAGTAGATGAATCACCAGAAGTAAATCTAGGATTCGAACCGCAGTGGATACTTATAAGAAGTGGAGGAAGTGCAGATTGGTATGTATGGGATTCTATGAGAGGTATATGTCATGGTGGAGCCGATCACCGATTACTTGTGAATGTTAATGGTCGTCAAGTTACTGGTACTGATTGGCTTGAGTTAACCGCTGAAGGTTTTAGGATTTCAACTAGTGATTCTAAATTAAATGGTGATTTCGTTAAATTTTATTATCTTGCCATAAGACGACCTGATCCACTGGTCGCTAAGGAATATACGGCTTCAGAAGTATTCGCTCAAGCAATGCACACAGCAGCGACTACTTCTTCTAACGCATTTGTTAGTGGTTTCCCTGTTGATTTTGCATGGGGTAAATTGACCACTTCGGGTGGTAATTGGTGGACTTCTGCTCGTTTGATTCAGGACAGAGAATTAAAAATGAATCTAAATGACGTTGGGGGAAGTGCAGGTAATAAATTATTTGATAGTCAAGCTGGTTGGCATACTGATACAGGGCTTTCGGGTGATTATATTTCTCACATGTGGAGAAGATCTGCGGGATTTGATGTCCTTGCTTATTACGGTGGAGAAGGACCGGCTGGTAAACATAGGCATAATTTGGCATCTCCCCCTGAGATGATATGGCTCAAGAACCGTACTTGGTCAGGGAACTGGCTTGTGTACCACTCAGGATTAGACGGAGGTAATCAGCCAGAAACGCATTATACAATATTAAATAGTTCAGCAGGGGAAGGAGATGATAATGGCCCGTGGCAAGATAAAGCACCTACCGATAAGTATTTCTGGACAGGTGGTTGGAGTACTGCGTCAAATAATGCAAGTTATAAAACTATAGCCCTTCTGTTTTGCACAGTTGCGGGTATTAGTAAAGTCGGCAGATTTACAAATGCTGGCGGGACAACCACCGTTTCATGTGGATTCCAACCTAGATTTATTATCTGCAAAGCTGCTGTTTCTGGAAATTGGTATGTATATGACACCGTTAGGGGTATAAATGCTGGAGGGGAGCCGACTATGAATCTAAATAGTGATGCAGCATCAACAACTCATACGGGTGATGATCTTGATATAAATAGTGATGGCTTTACAATACCTACTTCGAGTTCAAATATTGGATATGCAGGCAACCATATTTTCTATGCTCATGCCTAGATTTGCATAGTTAATAAGAGGAGCTAGGCTATATCTACACGGCCGTAGAATTAATGCTGCAAAAAATCTGTAATGCTATGTCAGTAGCATCGTTTGTTATGTCCTTAATGGTCGTAACTGCTGGAGGAGTGATGTATATGAAACGAGTTGAATTTATGAACAATATGATGCTGACTCTTCAGGATCAAATGGTTGATATTATTCAAAATCAAATAAAATTACCTGGCAAAACAGGTCCAGCTCTACCTTTCTAACTAATGAAAGAGTATTTTCTACCTGGACTACTAGGAATAGGGCTGATTTCTAGTAACTTAATGTCTTTAACTTTGCTGTCTTCTGCGAATAAAGACGGCATACCCGATTTAGCTCGACTCCAAACAACTGAGAACTCGGCAAGTCAACTGCGATACAACCGTTCTGAATCTGGTGATTTAGAGGTAGTAGTTACACACAACATGCACCAACCTAAGACAACTTTATTCTCTTCTGAGAAGACCAAATGGAATGGTAAGACTGACTATGTAAGGAAGGAATATATTGCTCATCACCCAGTAGATAGTGCAAGGCTTACTTCTGAATACTTGCAATGTATAAAGAATAAAGGCAGCGCAGAATCACAAGGAGAGATAGTTGGAACCTCATTGGTTACTGCTACTCCAGCAGCTAATACTTTGTCTAATATCCCAATCATAGGTTGGATTGCTAGTGCCGTTGCAGTTAAGAAAGCAGGCCAGTTAGGGAAAGAGATAGGTGGTGATTTTGTTGACTGCTAGTGAAGATTGAAAAGATAGAAGTAGAGAAAGTTGGAATACCAAAAATAAATAGTCTGCCTACTACTCCTCAGATAACAAGAGAATTAAATGTAGAAAAGCCAGGGTTTGATTTTATCTTTCCGTTCTTTGAACCGATGAGATATAACCCTGTAAAAATGCAAACTTTAAAAAAACCTCCTACCCCAACACCCCCTGACGACGAAACAAAACCACAAAAAAACAAGAATAATAATACAGATGTAGATACAGGTCTAGTTGATACAGGAGACATAGAAATTGAATGTCCAGCTAAAGATCAACAGTATCGGTTAGGGGATATACGAAATGCAAAGGCAAAAGAAAAGGTAATTGGGTTCGAGCTGGTTGGGGATAAGTGCCTTGAAATATGGGGGCCAACCAATATTGCAGATAAGTATCTCCCTAGTTCAAGCGTGGCCGCCACTACATTCGGAATAACTGTTGTGGCTACAACCGCTGCTACATTGACACCTATATTAACTAAAGCTCTTAAGCCTATATTTAAAAAATTAATAGCTAAAGTTAAAAAAATGATTGGTAAAAAACAAAAAGTATTATCTACTTTTGAACGTCAGAAGTTACAGAGAGATCGGAAGAAATAGCGTGAGTATGTTCAACATTAGGAGGCGAAACTACTTTCACATCTGCACAGATCTTTGCCATTTCTCCAATAAAAATAGTACCTTCTCTAATATGTTTTCCACATGTAGCTAATCTTGACATCTCGTAATTCAATCTTTTTGATGCTAAAGAAGCCTCATATAATTCGACTTGTCTTTCTAATCCCTTGCGGCAAAGCTTTTGGTATCTGAAAGATAATGGAATACTGAATGTAGCAGTTATACCGCCGTTTAAACTTGTGTTCGATTCTTGCATCCCTGTTCTTACTGACTCTGTTCTAATTATCTTTGTTGGCTCATCTGGTTCTCCATCTCCAATTGGGTTGTTATCTGCATCAAAAGCACCCTCTATATCTTTTGTAGAATAGATTGGTCTAGAATAATAAGGCTGATAAGGCGACCCAAAGCTATTGGTATGACTGAGAAATGGCGATATATTTAATGTTGCTCCTTGGCAAACTTGATTTGCTCCCAGTTGATATTGGAACTGCCTTGAAGGTACAATTTGCACTGCTTGGTTAACTACGGACCCCGTTGATTGGCTCGATGTGTTAATACTTTGTGCGAAAGATTTAACAGGTAAAGTAATAAATAAGAGAGCTAAATAGAAATGCTTCATTGAAAAGTACTCGTACTGTCGCTGATACTTTCTATCGTTTGCTCCTCAATTATTTTTGTCATACTTTTTATCCCTGGTGTTTCTAGCGTTTCATAGTAACTAAAGGATGCACCTTCATTAACGATTGAATATTGAGGTTTAGTTGTTAGATCTGGCATAACATAAGTTGTAGCTGTTCCTGATACTGTGCCTGCTGTTTTAACAAAACCAGATGGTGCAATATTATTTGTAGAAGGTTTAATATTCATTCCCCCAACAGTCAGTTCATACCCATTCCGAAATTCAAAAACGGTCAGATCACGTTTCAAAATTGTTTTAGTTTCGGTGTGATTATTTAAAACTCCTTGTTGAAAATTTGGCACTATTTTTTCTGCCCTAACTTGTGGGGCAAAAATAATAAATAAAAGTGCAATCTTAGTCCACTTTAATTTCATTAATAATTTGCCCTAAAGCAACCGTATTTGCTCCTCCCGCCGTAAGGGTAATTGCAGTGTCAGTTATGGTGCCAGCGAGCGACCCTGCTGTGCCTGAAGCTGTGGTCACAATGTCTGAGAAGTTAGGTGTGGCTCCTGTGGTGACTGCACTCGTAGGCAAAGTATCGCCTGTTGTCAGAGAACTGCTGAAACTGAAAGCTGCACCTGGAACATCTTGTGTCGCTGCAATGGCCCCTGGGGTATAAATCCCTGAAGTCACTGTGCCAGCACTAACAGTATTAGCCGTGGTGCCATCGGTTGTATCTACCCCTGAACCTGAAATAGCAAACGATGTACCTATACGTTTTGCGTGAGTCGCTGCCGCCCCCACGGTCAAAGAAGTTGATTTAGTAATGCTGTGCGTAAGATCGGCGTTAGCTGGAGCTGCTAATAGCAAAAGAAGAAATAGTTTTTTCATGCGTTATTTGGATCAGGTTTTTTAGTAATAACTTGTACCTCAGTAGGAGGATATTTAACAAAAATAGTATGTGTATTACCTCCTCCACCATCGCCGTTTTTCTTTTTAGCCGTTGCACCCTTCGATACATTTAGTCCATAACTTGTCAGGACCGTTCCTAACATCGCACTCGCAAAACTGGTGTCGGGTCGTTGGTCAGGCATCTCAAATTCTATATTTCCTATTTTAATTACTGGTGGAAAAGAGATGTACGCCAAGCTCAAAATACTGAGACTCCAGACCAGCACTAGCGTTTTGACCCCATTTGATAAATAAAATAGGATCATATCTTGATACTCAGGAGTATCGTCGTCGTCTCTATCTATGTCAACATTAGTAGTTTGGTTTTTGTCAGCCATAAGCTAGGTCTGCGGGGTCGTTGATGATATTTTAATCATGTAATGTCGGAATAAACACCCCCTCAATAGACGTTGGTGGTTCCCATTCAACTGGTTTCTCAGCCGTAAAGTCATATTCGTTCTGTCTTAAAATCCTTGCACACCTAGCTTGAGAAAGAATATCTGGTATATCAGGATCTTTTGCTGCTGCCTTTAAATAAGCAGCTCTAACCTTCTCCCACATCTGCAACTCGCTAGTACAGTCGGCAAGTAACTTCTTTGCTGTAACGGGGCCGTAGCCTTTTAATCCAGGGAATCCATCAGTTGCATCACCCGTTAAAATCGTTTGATAAAAAGATTGATCAGCATCAAACTGTTGAATTCTTTGGATCTTGCCTTCAGCGTTTAAATGATTACCTGGAATAGTTTTTAAATCTTTATCCCTTGAGTAGATAACATCTCCACTCTCTTGATCTGCAAGGATGCCAACAACATCATCGGCCTCCGTTAATGGAAGCGTGATGACTTCAAATGTGTCACGTAACCATTGGCGTAATACTGAATACCCTGCTGGCTTTCTAAATTTACGTCTGTTCGATTTGTAATTTGAATAGACACCGTACCTGAAGTTACTGGAGTCACCCAAGGCCAAGAGTATTTTGTGGTCTGGGCATAGCTTTTGTATGCGTTCAATCTCTGCGGTAACAGCATGTTTAGCCTCATCTAGGTTTGTTTGATAAGTCCATACTTCTGGACTCCACTCGCATTCATATTCTGCGGATGTCATAGCCCGATAAGCATCAGGCTCAATGTCATAAAAAAGTTTTTTTTCCATTGTTTTTCCAATGTTTGATTAAAAGTTTGAGTTGACGTATTCGCTCCTCTGCATGGGCGATTTTCTCATCGGGAGTCATCCGTAATTGTCCAAGAGGTGAAGGAGAGCTGTTACATAGCCGTCGTTCCAAATCTCTTGAACCTTGTTTCCTTCTTCATGTGCTTCTTTGTAAGCTTCTTCAGCTTTCAGCTTCAGAGCTTTGACGTAAATCATTTGATTCTGGGTCAACCTCCCTGACGCTTCTAATGTTTTCGAGGTCAACGATTCTTGTTGAGTGATCTCTGTCATTTTCTTGGTAGATAACGGTGCATGATGTTGGATAAG